CAAGCTCGACCAGCCCCAGGGGGCTGACGGCGACGGTGAGATCGCTCGCCGCGGCACGGAAGCTCGGTGGATAGAACGCTATGCCCATCAGTGCTTCTCGTCCTTCTTGACGCGGTCTCGCATCGTCGGAGGGGCGACGTCGGAATCAGGATGGGCGAACGCCTCGGTGTGTGACACCACTCGGTCCCAGGGGATCGGTTGGCGGGAGCGAGCGTAGTTGTCGGTCCTCGACTCGAACCACGCATCGCCCTCGTGGTGAGCCATCTTCACGATGCGGCCCGTGCCGGTGCGCGGCATGTACGAGTGCGCCGTGGCCGGATCCGTGCCGGCGTTGGTGCCCTCACCGCCCGGGACGCTGAACGTGCCGCGCATGTCCGACTGGATGAAGCCACGGCCCTTGGCCTCCTGGAACTCGCCCTCGGTCATCCCCCGGTAGAGGTGCTGTGTGCGACCGGCGGCAAGCGGAGCCTCCGACGCGCCGCCCTGGTTGGAGGCCAGTCCGATGGAGGCGTGCTCGGGCCCACGCCACGACGTCTCGCCCAACTGACTGGCCAGGCGCTGGCGCTGATGGGTGGCCACGTTGGCGTCGTAGGACGAGGCGTCGGAACGTTTGTCGAGCCAGTCGTGACCACTGTCGGACCACGGATGCGACATCAGGCCCCGCTCCACACCGGGAACCTCGCGCAGACGTTGGGGGCCGGTGGGGGGCATCAGGTGTACTTCCAGCCGCCACGGCCCTTCTCAGCATTCGCTCCTTGCATGCGGGCATCCGCGAAGGACTTGAAGTGGAGGACCGGCATCAACTCGTCGGGCGACTCCTCGCCCATCACGGCGATGCGGTGATGTCCACCGACGACCTGGCGCTTGCCCGAGTCACCGAACTGGCTACCGAGACTGACCGGCTTCTGGACGCCGTGCTCCATGATGTCCTCGTGGAGCCCGTACTCCCCGGCCTCCTCGGCCTTGCGGTTCCACAACTCCTGGTCGGTCTCCAAACCGGGGTATCGGTCGTACGTCTTGCTGCCGCCGTAGGTGCGCTTGGTCTCGCCGTAGCGGTTGCGCTGCGTGGGGTTGTTGCCGCCACTCGATGACCACGTCGTCTGCGGATGGGCGTGCTCGTCCTCGTCGCCGCCCATGCGATCGGCGTCGAGCGGTTGGTACTGCGTCTGGATCTCACGAGCCGACATGAACATCGGCAACTGGCCCGGCCCCGGCCCAGCCGAACGGGGCGGGGACGCCGTTGGTTGGGCCGTGGGCTCGGGCCGACCGTACCCCTCGAAGAGTTGCGGGTGGAGGTGGTCGTGGGCAGCCATCAGATGCCCAGGCTCAGTTGCTGAGCGCCCTTGCGCTTGACCTGCTTCTTGGGCTGCTCCTCGATGGCCTTGCCGGCCTGCCGGCGGGCCTCGGTCCACCCACCGGCCTGCACGCCGATGGAGGGCACGATCTCACCGGACTGGCGCGACAGCGTGCGGGCAGCGCGTTGCGTGGCCTCGCCTTGCCAGGCGTGCATGAGGGCGGACGGTTCGGCTCCCTTGAGTCCCGGGACAGACCGGATGTACTTCTGGTTGGCCGAACCGCCCTCTCCCACGGAGAACTTGGCCGGAGACTGCAACGCAGCCCGACCTTGGCGTCCCGGGATGGCCATGGCCGGGAGGCTCTGACCCGTGGAGATCGCTTGCTGCCACGTGTCCTCGGCCGTCGGGGCCGACGGCGAGAGCGGCCCGTGGGTGGCCGTTCGCATGCCCATCAGGTCCATGCGCTGCTGTCCTGGCATCTCACCGCCGGTGGCGACGTGCATGCGCTCCATGAACTCGGTGTGCTCGGGACTGCCGTGCTCGCTCATGGCGATGCCGGCGTGGTAGCTCCAGACCTTGGGGCTGGTGCGGGGATCGATCGCCGTCTCGACGGGCGTGTTGCCGCGCAGCACGTCGACCGCCTTCATCACGTTGCCCTTGACGCCACCCTTGGCCACGGCGGCCAGGTCGAATCGAGTCGTGCCGACCTTGGCCCGTACGGCAGGCTCTGACAAGGCGGCAATGTGCTCGGGAGACAGGTGTCGGGGATGGATCGATTCCCCAGCCAGGCCACCGAGCACCGGGTGCTCGGCCATCTCGCTGGGCACCCGCACACGTGCGTAGCGATCGGTGTGAGCGGTGGCCAGGGCCCGGACCGCTGTCAACTCCTGCTCGGGGTTGTTCTGCGGCGACATCACGGCACTGGCGGCGATCACCCGGCTCTTGTCCACACCCGACACGGCGGCCACGTCGGCCAGGCGCTTGTGGTGGTTGAAGTACCACCCCTGACCGCTGTCGGTGCCTTCGGTGCGCGAGCGCTCGGCCCCTTGCATGGTCAGGTTGACGCGGCGCTGCGACGCGCCGGCGTGGGTGATCGGCTTGTCCTGGAGGTGCGGAGCAAGCGCCGCCAGCGACGTCTGGCGCTGCCGGGCCTTGTCTCGGGTGCGCTCGTTGCCAGCGTTGGCCTCGGTCCGCTGGAGGCGATCCATCTGCGTGCCGACACCCGACGCCCCCATGCCCAGGCCCTTGACCTGACTGGAGAGGTGCTGGCGGGACTCGGCCGGCATGTCCTGCCACTGCATGGCCCTGTCGGAGGGTGGGGCGACGGCTCCTCGTTGGGTGGTACGGGGCATCAGGCGCTCCTACTGCGTGGCTTGCGGAAGCCCTTGCTGATCGCCAGGCCACGCCCGTGCTCCAACTCCGGGGAGAGGAACCGGGTCGGGCGCAGGTGCGTTGGCAACTCGAACTTCTGCATGAACTTGGTGTGCACGGCATCGAGCACGTCGGGCGAGTCGTTCAACATCTCGAAGCCGGTGATCGAGGTGTCGGTGGGCCGGATGAGGTAGTTGCCGATGTTCGACTTGGGGCGACCGGCCGGGGCACCGGTCTGGCCCGCCTCCGACACGACCGGGCCCTTCATCGGCTTGGGGCGTGCCCCCTGCATCTGGCCCACCAGGTTGGGCTGGGCGATCCCCGGGCCGAGGCCCCCGCTCCGACCGCCGGGGACGCCGACGGTCAGAAACGGCTTCTTCTTCGGCTTGGTGGCCTTCTCGGCCATGGCGGTCAGTCGTTGACGGCAGCGGGGTTGATGCGGATGAGACGGCGCTCGCTGCCCATCTCCCGCTCCCACTGCGCCCCCCGGCTTCCGATGGACGCGCCGATGACGAAGTCCTGGAGCATGGTCGGGGCCTCGATCCACGACGCCGAGCCGACATGGGCTCGCTCACGCATGGTCTCGCCGGGATCCTTGCGGTTGGTGAACGGACGACCACGGGCGTCACCGCCGAAATCGCCGTAGGCACCCTGACCGAAGTCGTTGGGGATGTCGGTGTCGGTGGCAACACCCTCTTCGAAGCGCAGAGGACCACGACGGACGTTGTTCACGGCGAGTGCATGCTCGTAGCCGCTGGCGGGCTGGTAGGCCATGTGCCCTCCTTAGATGGGTATGCCCGGAGCATAGACCGCTATCGCAGGAGGGCCAGGGGTACGGCCGGCCCGCCGGCCTCAGCGCCGATAGAAGGGCGAGTTGATCTGCTCCACGTAGGGCACCGTCTCGATCATCGAACAAGCGCAAGCCAGGGCGGCCGAGTCGACGTAGTCATCATGGGCGTCGCGCTCGTTGGGAGCCTCGATGAGCAGGTACTGGCCCTTCATCACCTTCTCGGCGTCGACCATCTGCTGGCGGAAGCGCCGCCACACCCTGGTGCGGCGGGCCTTGGAGTGGCCGGGGTAGACGAACATCTTGCGCTGGATCAACTGGATGAGGTGCTGCCAGCGATCGCTCTGGTTCTTGGAGTCCGACGTCATGGCCACCACCTCGCAGCGTGAGCCCATCAGGCGCTTGAAGCGGTCGGCCACCGCCGAGCCCATGCCTTGGGCATCGATGCCCATGAAGGCCACATTGTAAGGATCCAGGAACTCCATGATCTCCCAGTACTGCTCCTCCCACTCCGTGTTCTGGACCTCCAGCCAGTTGAGGATGCGGTGCTCCCGGTAGCCGGCGGGATCCGGGAAGTCCCAGTCGACCCACATCACGGTGACCACCGTGGAGTCCTTGACCCGGGCCGGGTCGATGCCGACCACTACCGGGGTGCGCGTCCAGCCGTGGACCAGTTGCATCGAGGGGTCGGCCAGGTAGTCCAGGTCGTCCTCGGTGATGAGCATGCCTCGGTCGAGTTGCCACTTGAGGGCGAACGACATCTGGAACTCTTCGGAGTCCTCACCGACTCGTCGCTTCTCGTTGACGATGAACCGGGCGTAGTCGGGGTTGTACTTCGAGACCACCCGGTAGTCGAACTCAAAGTGGTTCTGCCGGGAGCGCTTGTTGGTGTTGCGGCGCTTGTTGAGGTTGATGGCTTTGTAGAAGTCGCCCTTGTGGTAGCCGGGCGTGCCGATCTTGACGATGCTGCCGGCGTAGAAGGAGAGCATCGGGTGGATGCTCTTGCGGATCACTCCCTCGTCGGCGTCCTGGCACTCGTCGATGACGATGATGTGGTAGCTGGCACCCTCGATCTTGGCCCGGGGGTTGGCCGTCTGACGGCGGGCGAACGAACCGCTGCGGAGCTTGATCAGCTTGGACTTGCCGTCGACGCGCTCGTCGATCTCCGGGTCGAGCAGCATCGTCTGGGCCCGGTCACTGGTGAGCCGGGTGACGATGCGGCCGAACACGATGTCGGCCTGGTCCTCGACCGGGGCGAAGATGCCGACCATGACGCCGGTCTTGAAGCGCTCCAGGATCGGGAACGTCAGGGCCAGCTTGGGCAGTAGCACCATGCACCCGGCCAGGACGGTGGCGATGGTCTCGGACTTCCCACTCTGGCGGGCCTGGAGACCGGTGATCTCCTCGGCGTCCTTCAACACCAGGCTCTCGACGATCCGATAGGCCACGGCGCGCTGGTAGGGGAACAGTTCGAAGCCGGCCAACTCCTCGCAGAACAGGATGATCCGCTGGATCAGTTGATCGACGAACCCCGCCATGTCGGGGTCGAGGTCGATGATCTCTTCGGGCTCCTCTTCGACAAGAAGGGCCGGGTCGATGTCGTCATCATCCTCGTCGTCGGGCGGTGCGTACCCGAGGTCGGTGATCAGAGCCATTGGGCACAGTATGTACCCCTAACGAGAAGGAGGAGCCGCCGAAGCGACTCCTCTACTTCCCGAACCGATGACCGACCCCTGACAGCCCGTCACCTAGAGGCCCACTCTACCGCCTCTTGTTGGCCTTCAAGGCAACGGGACGTGATCTG